TACCTTCAAATTGTTTTTTACCTTTATCATAACTTGAAAGTGAATCCATACTTGCAAAGTCACCCATGCATATTATGGTATTTGGTTTCAGATCATGTGCTAGTTTGCCTGCCCATAGAAATCTGTCATTGCTTGCTTTAGGTGTACAATGAGGGTCACCTATAACTAAATGTGTTGCCATTAGTTCAACTCCTTATCACGTTTGTTTTTTAAGTATTCAATAAAATCAATAACATTATCTTCACTATCAAACTCTGCTACAGAATTAATAGCTAGATCTTTTTTGTTATCTTTCTTATCATCTGCAAACCCACGTAGTCCATACATAAATGTAGTCTGAGGGTCTGAAGTTGCCATTTTAATCATACCTCTTGCAATAGTAGAACATAATTCGTATTGCTCTGTTGTCATTGCGGCTTTACTATCCATAACTATACCACAGGTAAAGCCTTTATCCCAAGGTGTAACTAAAACTTTTATTGCATTCTTCATATTAAACTTTTTTTTTCTCATTTATACCAATACCTTTCATGGTTGTCTTCATTATACTCAACTACCTTATGCTCAAATCCTCTCTTCATACTTTTTCTACCAAATTCCTCTGCACTCTTTTCATTATCAAATAATATATTTGTAAACATTTTATAGTCTTTATCTTTTTTATTTTTATATAATACAAAATATAGCATCATAAGTACAAGGGTGGAAAATAGACCCCTCAAAACTACTCCCCACCCAGTTAAAGTTACAATCTCTATTCAAAAGTTTCCTCTTTCTTAGGATTGTTTACTTCAGTGTACCAAACCCACTTAGGATTTTTGCCTTGCGATTGTTGCTGTGGTAACAATTGCAATTTACTTCCCCAACAAGGAAGCTTGTATGGGCAGAATGTACAAGCCATGCCCAAAACTCTATTACCTGTTTTCTTAGTACGAAACGTTTCCTCTATATCATCATAACATCTTTTAAATGGTACTTTATTTTCTAAAGCTGTAATATTTTCTTCTGCATTAGTTAATGCTTTAACTTTATGTTGTTCATCATCTATAGGAGTTTCGCATACTGTCCACTCACCTGTGGATTTATTAACTACAATCCATCCACCAAAAGGCATCTTCTCACTTTCACCATAAAGATATCCTTGAGGTACATATCCAAACGCATCATCTTTTGCGACTTCTTCAAATCCACTTCCAAATTTTTTATCAAATGAATATGGTGATGCACTTTTAATATCCCACACTTTCTCATCAATCTTAACATCAAGCCTGCCTTCAATTTCTGATTCTTTAAATTTAAGTTTAACTTTTTTCTGTTCATCTTTTACTTCTACTCCTGCTGATTTCATAACAAATATAGCCAATGCTTCGATAAGATCTCCAAATGTATTTCTCATCTTAGTATTGTATGGTTGACCTTCACCTTTTACATTCTTTGCTTCCATTTGTAATTGGCACAATGGTCTACCTATACTTGACATTCTTGGTTTAAAGCCCTCATTTCTTTTCTCAGAGAACTGTTTGCGTAAGGCACTTTTACATGCCTCACCAAACTCTTCTACTAAAGTATCTGATATTTCAATAGATTCTTTATTTACTTTATCAAGATACGTCTGAACTTTTAGAAGTATATCGTTCATTATGATGACAGCACATCTACTGGATCTTCAACTTGATCTACAACTTTTTTCATGTCTTTATCAGCTGAGTCGTAATTACTTTTCTTTGCAGCTTTATATAGATCTATCACTTCTGTATTTTCTTTAGTGATAACTTCTTGAAATACTCCAAGAGTTTCCATATCTTCTTTAGACATTTCTAAGCCAGCATCTGCATTAACAGCAATCTCTGGTGTGTAATATACATTACCACCTTTTTTCTGTCTCTTAGTATCTACTGATAACGTAGTAGTAAACATAAGTTTCTTACGTTTAGTTATCTGATCTAACGCAGAGCCAACTGGAGCAAATGCTGTACCTGTAACCCTCCATAAAGTAGGCAGATTAGAAACAGTGTGTTCTTCGCCATTTGCTTTTACCCCTTTAAATGATAACAGACCATACAATAATCTATAACATCTTATTGTTCTTTGTTCTGCCAATTGTTCTGGTGTCAAAGAATCCCTATCTTTAAAAGGAACCTTACCACACTTTGTGCCTCCAAGTATATCTACAGCTTCCTCTTTCCAATTCTTGAAAATAATTGATCTGTTTGTATACTCAGATTTATCTGGATCATAGTGCATATATTGCATTGCACTTATGAATGGTCTAAATGTAACTGGCTTACCATATACATTTTGACCTACACTAGAATCAAATGTAAATAAATTACCAACAGGTAATTGATTACCTTCATCATCTTCTGGTGATCTGTTGATGCCAAGTCTAGGAATATTTACTCCTTTACTTGAACCATCATCTTGTCCGATAGCTTCCATAATCTGCTCGTCAGACATCTCATTTATATTTGCTATATTATTATCCATAATAGCCTCCTTAATTATTGATTTGCTTATACCACATTTTTACTAATTTGTCAAGTATTATTTTCATAGTCCTCTAAAAACTAATCCTATTAATACCCAACCTATTAATCCATATATTAGTATATCTAATATTAACATATTTTAGTCTCCTCATCAGTAATTTCGTAAGGCAAATCTTCCATACGAGCAAACCACATTAAATAACTTTGCAGTTCTTCGTGTTCATTTATATATAACTTTGTGGGTTTTCCATCGCATTGTGCTTTTAAATCTTGCAACATATCATAAGCCTGCTCTTGCTCATCGTCAGCGTAGTCTTCCCACAA